TGGACTCGTGATCAACAACAGTGAACTCAATGTCAGGTGTGTCGATCAATGCATCTACCTTAGCTTGTGCAGCACTACGCTTCTGGTAGACATACTCCTTAACCTTCTTTGTCTTAAGGTCAGAGGTGCGGATGATACAGCATACAGAAGATGGGAGTTCCCAACCTGCTACCTTCCAAGACATGATCTCCTCATAGGTATGAGCATGGAACATGTCATCATCAGCATCTTTGTATTCTTGCCAGTTGTTGGGATACTCTTTCTTCTTACCCATTACCATTCATCAGTTTGTTTAACATTAAGCAACTCATCATTACGTTCTTTGGACAACTCCAATGCTGTCCATGCAGCAGCTTCAGAGCTGGGTGCTAGGAGATACCAAACACCTGAACCAAGCGTGATCTCATACTCACGCAGACCTTTATGTGTGGTGTACATTAGTTAGCAACGCAAAGGAACTTAGCAACACGCTTAACCTGTGTTGTCAGGTACTCTACTTGAGCAGCATCATAGTAGCCAGCATGAGCTTGTGTCTTAATGCCTTGAGCTACGATATCAATCATCTCAAGACGCAGTTTACGTTGTTCATCAGTCAATGCTTTAGCCATTAGATACCCTCATTAAGTGCAACATCAGAGAAGTAGTCAAGCCACCCATTAAGAGTAGACCACTCATCACCAGTCAATACCTTGCGTGAGTCATCACACAATAGCGAGTACTTGAGTGCCTTCATAATAGGCTTGAATTCATCAGGGTAGACATCAACTTTAATAGCAGTGTCATGCATCACTCTTCCTCCATCTTAGCTTGCTTAGCCTTCCACTCTGCACGAGAGCGAAGGATACGTGAAGTGTTCTCCTCCTCTTCCTCAAAGGTCTTTACCTCAAAGCATTCAATGCGATACTCATCACCAGGATCAGTCATAGCAGCCAAGACACGCATACGCTCAATCACAGCCTCCATACTATTGAAGACACCAAGAATGTTGGTAGAACCGCAATCGCAGTAGTTTGTGAGTGTGAAAACAGTCATCTTAGTTAAGTGGGTGGCGGTCAGTTAAAGGTGCGGTTATTGAGATCGATAAGATCACGATTGATCTTGTTAGCGTAGTAGCGGCTAGTGATGCGATTAGCACGTTGGAAGATAGTAGCCGTAGCAAACAATCCAACCATACCAATCACAGCAAGGATAATGTTTTGTTCAGTCATACGTGCTCAACCTTTGCGTAGAGTTTGTGCTCGATGTATGCCCACATGTTATTGTAGTCGTTTGCTACACGTTGGGCTGCTTCTTCTGTATCGTAATACCCGTGACAGTATGGCTGAGTATCATCAGCTGTGATGTACGACATGACTTTGTATTGCAAGATAGTCATTAGTTAACCTCAGTGATTTGTTGAATAGTGAACTGATGATCCCATTCAGTACGAATAGAGTTGATACAATCCTCTAGGTCCTTAGCGTTGTCAACATCAATGAAGGTGAACTTACCAGGGTTGTCAACGCTGTCAAGTACAACTCTAAAGTTATGCATAATCAGTTATTACGAAAGAAGAAGGTACCGTTAACAGTCTCAATGCTACAGAAGTCATAACGTAGGTTATGATCCCACACAGCTTGCCAATCTACAGCACAGAGGACACACTCTGGAATCTCAGCTCCCATCACTTCGATACAAAAGTACTCACTGAACTCTTTCTCAGCATAGCTAGAGTAGCTATCATGGGTGTACTCATAAGCTTCCTCAAACTCACTAGCAGTGTTGATGCCATTCTCATACAGCTCATCCATGAACTCAATAGTCTCCTCATGAGTCCACTTACTGCCTAGCATCTCAGTGATCTTATCATAGAGATCCTTCTCCTCACTGGTCAGGTCATCATACTCTTGATCAGCTTTGTCTGTATCAGTGGTGGGTACAATACCTCGTGCATTGAGTAGCTCAGTGTAGAACTCAGTGTACATAGGCTTACCATTGTCATACATGTAGCCAGCGTCCTTGATCATCTCAGTGCGAGTCTGCTCACCCCGGTTAACTAATTCCATTCTCTCATCGACGAATGCAACAAGTGCATCACCCTTGAGCATAAATGGAACAACAGCAGTGGTCATAACGTTAGGCCTCGTGATTGTGAACGTAGTGAACAAATTATGTGAATGAAAGGGACAAGTGTTACTCTAGTGTGCTGACGATATCAACTAAGGCATAGGGATATTTGTCACTATACCAATCGTGATTCATCTCAGCCTCACTATATGTCTCGAATGACTCAAGAGCAATCCAGTTGCCCTCATCATCCATACGTGAAATGGTATAAGTCATTTGTTGGTGAGTTCGTAGAGGTACTGATCAACTTGATCGTTATTGCGGATGAAGTCTTCTACATCATTAAGATCATAGAAGGGCTCACCATCCACATCTCCATAAGGATCAACGAGTACATACTCATCCTCATCATCACTAAAGCGTTGAACAAGATCATAGCTGGTGCATTCCTGCACAGCATCACGCAATTGATCAAAGGAATACGTTGTCATTGACCTCCTTAATAGTGTAAATGGTGCCGATGATTAGGATAGCTAAAGCTAGCATTAAAACTCAATCTCCTCAAGTGTAGGTTCGTTGTTAACAGGTGGTTTGGTAAAGGTAGATGTAATCATCTCAAGTACAGACAAGAGATCATTACCAGTAGTAGCTTTACTGAGAAGACCAGTAGCTACTTTACGGTCAAGAGTAAGGGACATAGTTAACTCCGTTAATGGTGGACAATTGCCATGATCTAATTTATTAAACACATGTGGCTCTGTGTTAGTGCTAACGCACACTAGGTCGTGTAGTCAGGTCGGGTTGCAACCTATAACTACTCGTGGGATCGCTCGCTCCACTAGTTCCGTCTTGTGACGACCTAAATATGCAATTGTCTAGGTGCTGAAGCGTAGCGAAAGGACCGCTGGTGCTGAGTGAGGAGTGGCGGTCTCGCCTCCCCCACCGATGAACCTACCATAGCCCATCCGAGCCGCCTTGTCAAGCCCTAAGTTGGGCTCCTAGCTACCAATTAGTGGTGGCATCGGTACCACATAGTGGTTTGGTATCGTGGTGTATGTCGTACGGACCTAGGTGATAAGTAGCGTGAGTGTGAACAAACTATTGATAACCGTCTACAATGCCTCTCTACTGTGCTCTAGGGCTCAGTATACCTATTAACTGTTAGAGGCGCCTTATAGCCGCTTCTAGGCGTGTCTGAGAGCGTTATAGCTGCACTGTCTAACTGAGTTAAGAGGGGCAGACAGATCACTTGGTATCTACCTAGTGTCACCATATCCTAACACCACTACATATAGCGTTATACCCTTCCACCACCAGTTACTAACCAGCTGTACCCAGTACTCCACCGCTACCAATTAGTATACCACTGGCTAGCAGTGCACTATATACAGTGGTGTCTATTGTTATACCGTGTGAGTCCTTGATCGCAAGAGGGGGGCACTGGGGGGGAATTACGAGGTCCACTGTCGATATAAGGCTTGTTAAAATTATGTCAAAAATTAAGGAGACCCCCCCCAGCGTCGGTAGAGAGGCCCCTCTAACACGTTAGACAGTGAATGCAGAGCACACACTAGGTAGATGCTCTTGTAGGAGCTTATAGGCACCATTGGCAATGATCCTATGCTCCTCTTGTGTACCGTTACCGCAGCGTAGTTGACAGTAGTGAATCCAAGACCTAATGGTACCGTTCATATACAACTTAGTGGGTGTACAAAGAGGTAATACTTCTCTAGCACACTCTTTAGCTACACCTAGTTCTAACAGACGTTCATATGCTCGGTAACTAGTTACCAATGCTTGTCCAACTACTTGATCGCATTCATGCAACACACCAAGAGGAAGGTCATCAACACTGTTCTGTCTATTTTTCAGATCCTGCCTTCTCATCTCTGGTAACTCAGGTCTGAGCTGTACTTCAGCATACCGTTGGCTAAACTCCTGGAAGCTAAAGCTCCTATGTCGTAAGATCTGTGCTGCTATACTCCTTGTTGTCTCTATAGATACACACATATTAACCATCTCAAAGGGTGACCAATGTTGATGGTCAATAAGATACTTAATTAACTTAGCACTGGTCTCAGTGTTGTTTTGATTAGCTGGGTTACTTACCCTAGCCATGTAAGCTATAAGCTCTTCAGCGTTAGGGGTAATGTGTACTAGCTGAACGGAGTGAAGTGGTGGGGTGGTAGTATGCATTAGTGGTGGTCGTGAGTAACGAAGTGGATTACGACTTATGATCTAATTGGTTGTAAGAAGAAGGACGTATGTCATCATACAATGACGGGATATAACGATGCCGAGTGGATACCGTATAACCATCATCATCGAATGACTGTTGCTTTAACTCACTATAAGTTTGTACTGCTCTAAAGACATGTGTAGGTGTCTTACGATAAGTTCTACTCATACGTTAACGGAAGTGAGGAGAGAGTTAATAACAGTAGTGACGGTAGTGGGAGGAGCTGCGCTCCTAATCCCTCACAGTACTCACAGTATTAACATTAATAGTTCAGTGGAGTGGAAGTTTGTGTCTTTGGGGTTTAGTAGTACTTACAGAATGTCCATTCCCAGGGACATTAATAAAGAGAGAGATGTGTCTCGATAGAGGCATGTCTCTCTCCATTCACGGGGTCTGATCCACCCTTCAGCTCCCGCTTAACGGGTGGGATCTCAAGATCAATTCCAGCGCAATGGATCTCAGCAGTAGACAGTTGTAGTAACTGTCACAGGCTTATCCACATAGGAGTAGAGCTTTTTGTCTTACCTCTAGCCTTACGTCTTTGGTCTAGATTCATCCCCATAACTAGGTGGTTTGTAGCAGCTATTGGGTCATCTATAAATGTGTCTAGTATGTCTTGCCACTCCTCCTGTTTACGCATCTTAACAGCTTCATAAGCAGAGATACCCATAGCATCAATGAAATATTTAACACCTTGTGCTAATGAGTCTAATCTGTCGTCGTGTTTAACAGCACCCTTCTCCCGACACATCCTAGACATTTGGTAGAAGAGCATATACAGTAGACGATCCTCTGGAGGGGCATCTTTATTAGAGTTATAGTCCCACTCTACTACCGACCTATCTACGATGAGTCTATGTTGGTTAAGGACTGGTTCTAGGGTATCGATGATACGGTCTTCTTTACGGACATTAGCACGTACTTCCTCTACGTCTATTGCTTGTTTAGTTTGTTGGAGGTGCTTCTTAAACAGCTCTGCGACGATACCGTCTCCGAAGTTTGTTTCAACAACAAGTTTGGTAACGTTATAACGCTTACACCCACGAAGGATGTCAAGAAGTGTGTTATCGCTATAACCGTCGCGATACGCTCGTACCTCGTGAACGTAGAGAAATCCATTCTTTTGACTTATGTATGTTGCTGCCGTTTCATCTGTACCACGACCACTAGGGTCTACTGAGCATATGGTTTCACTGTACGCACTCCACTCTCCTTGGAGCTGCATCGGGGAGTAGAAGTAATCGCCAGGTAGGCCAACCGTAGGCAGATCCTTGAGACAATTACGAGGGTCACTGCACCACACAACAGCATCCGGCGCTTGAGTCGGGTTAACAGCGGTAACGACAAGATCACTGAATTTAAGTGGGAACTTTTCTGCATCACTCAAAGTTGTGTCTAATTGAAACTGTAACATAAAGTTACTACGACCCATAGCAGCTTCACGTTCTACTAGATCTTCAGATGTAAAACGGTCAGGATCTGTAGGGGCCCACTCCTCTACACCCATCTCTATGTCTTCTACAATCTGTGGGGATAGTAGACCTTCATACTGTGATAGTTTATCCTTACGTGGGTAACGAGATGGCCACACAAAGGGACGGTAGTTACGTTCTGCTAGCTTACGGTAGATGGTAAAGGTAGTCTGTGGTGTACCGAGGTACATGATACGACTATCTTTTTTAGGTGTAAGGATAGACTCAGCTTCCGTACAGAGTTGCAATAGCTTCTCTCGCATCATCTCAGTCATGCTGTTGCCAGGTACTTCGATGTCATCAAGAATCATGAGGTCTGCACGGCTACCAGTAAGCTGACCTGTGATGCCTACACTTTTGACTGATGGTGCTTGGTGAGGAGAACAGTTAACATCAAAGCTAATGCGACTCCAACGACTATCATCACTCTTAGGTCTAAGGTGCACTAACCACGGTGTCTCAATGATTAACTTCTGTAGGAAGATCGACATGTTATCCGCACGTTCCTTAGAAGCCGAGATGATCATAATCTTCTTCTCAGGGTCATTGAAGAGTGTCCACAACACAAACGCTCCAGTAATCCAGCTCTTACCGACTCCTCGGAAGGCTTGGATCTGTAGTCGTTTAGGACCGTGTTGTAGGTAATCAGCAATGGCGTATTGAGCACGGGTAGGAGAGGGTAGATCAAGCTGTTGCCACAGTGCTTGTAGGAACAGCTTGAAATCGCCTCTCAAAGCAGAGAGGACATTATCCATTATGCACCCTCAATTTTACCAAATGACAACCCATAAGGAGCGTACATTTTATTCATTCTCTCTAGTTCCTTAGCAGCTCCACGGCCACCTTGTTGTTTAAGAGACTTAGCATGATCCATAAGGATTTGCTTATCTGATGATGTCATATGGCCAGCAATCTTTAATTGACTCCTAGAAGGCGCTGTATCGCGTTTAATGTTGTTCATAGTAGAATGTGCGTAAAGGAACCTAGAGGCCCCCTGTAGAGGCTCCTAGGCACCTATGGTGGAGCGTTAGTGTGCGTTAGCACGCACTAGTCTGCAAGCTTTACTCGTGGTTTGATGTAGGCATTATGGATACGTTCCACTCTACCAATACCAGAGGTAATAGCACGCAGTTGTTGTTGAGGATCTTTAGGTCTAATCCTCATCTCAGGGTCATACGGCATGTTCATCAATGCCCCAATGTTAAGTGCTGCATTCTTAGCAGGGAAGTAGCCATGACCTGTTTGAGCACGACCCATAGGGTTTTGACCGTTGATGTAGCCAATCTTTAGGTCACGTATTAGCTTCAAGACTTTATCTTGAATGGTTTGCTTTTTCTTTTCTGCCATACGCTAAATACCTTGAATTAAAGATGTACTAGGTAGGCTCATACCAGGTTGAATACGCATAACATCAGGGACAGTATTCTGCATAGCCCTAATTTGCATACTAGCACTAGTCGGTTTAACCTTAGTTGTTCTAGTAGTTACAACTGGTGTGGGTTTAGTTACTGCTTTTGGTTTAGGTTTAGCAGCCACTGGTTTAGGCTTAGCTGCTGGTTTAGGTACTACTACAACTGGTTTAGGTGGTGGTACAGGTTCCCTATTAGCAATAGCTGCAGCCTTTTGACCTAAGGATTGACTGCTTGTTAGGATTACTTGAGGTTCTGCTAATCCCTTGGGAACACCTTTTGTCGTTACTGTAGGACCTTTAGGTGCAGCAGGTTGTGTAATCCTTAGTGGACCAGCATTAGGTGCTTCTTCCTTAGGGGCAAACCTAGAAATATCGTACTGTTCTTGACCAGCACTAGACATTTCATTAATGTCAATACCTTCACCAGCACGTTCACGTATGTAATCATACATGGCAACTGGATTGGCACCTTGTTTAACCAGTTGATCAAAGGTGTAGTTTAATGTTTCAAGGTTTTCCTGAGGTAAGAGTCTGGAGCTTTGACCACTTAAAGTAGTACCAAGTAGAACTGACACATACGGATTAAGCGGACTACCAACCAAACCACCACGAGTCGGTAGGTCTTGAGTTAACAAAGAGGCTTCAGCCAAACCCTGTACTTTGTTAGTTGCCATACCAAGATTAGCAACCTCAGCCTGTGTTTGAGGCCTAAATGGATTCTCAAGACTACGGCCAGCTGCTTGATTGGCCAGGTTGTATTCAGCCCCTGCAGCTGCTATATTACCAGGGGCACCAGAAGCAGATGTCTCAAAGTGACCAAGATCTAGTTTCATGCCAAGTCGACGACCAACCTCTTGAGCCACCTTTTGTGCGTTAGTCCACTCTCGACCTTCCAGTTTACCCAAATCTTGAGCAGGTAAACCTCCAGTAGCTTTGTTCCAAGCTTCTATTAGTGCTGGGCTTTGAGCATCCCTAAGTTTTCTACCAATAAGTTTACCTTTGTTGTCAAAGAAAGAACGTGGCAAGTTAATGCCTAATTCGTTAAGAGCTTGTTCCTTGGATCTACCAGCTGCCATTCGCTCTGCTACAGCGTCAGATACTTCCTGAGGAGCGTTAAACTCTGGTGGAATTAGATTAGCTGCTTGGTATTGGCGCATAACATTAATCTGCCCCTGAGGATCAGTAGTTGTATATGTGCCTTCACTGAGTACCTGTTTAATTTCACGAGACTGTTGTCTACGTACAGGCATTGGACGTGGAGCCATAATTAGCTCCCAACTACGTTAGACTCACCACGCATACGACGCTTACGCTCTTCCTCTTCCTTTGCCAGCATACGCTCTTTACCAGAGCCAGGACGTTGACGAGGCTTGCTATCCTTATTAGCAGAAGGAGGATAAGGCTTATTATTGGAGTCCATGTAGGTACCTGAAGTTTTTGCTTTACTGTAGTCCTTAGACTGTTGAGACTTTTTACCTGTGTCAATATCAGTACGGAAATTTTCAGGCTTAACTGCCTTAACCCGTGTACCAATAGGGTTACTTTTAATATCTTCAGATGTTACCTTTTGACCCTTTTGACGCATTTGAGATGCTTCAATCATTCGATTGATTTCATCACGCATCTCTTTAAGTGTTTTCTTTTTGTCCATGATTAACGAATGTGTGCTAAGATTAGTGTTTCCCTATTGGTAGGACCGAATGTGTCCCTCATCCATTGTAACCAATTTCTACTGCCTTTATCCTGATTACATTGCCTACAGCTGGGTACCAGATTTGATGTAAGGTCTTCGCCACCAAGACACTTAGGGCGAACGTGATCAAGTGTAAGTTCATGTAATTCATAAGTTTCTCCGCAATAAACACATTGACAGTTAAAGTATTCTTTAATTGCACGACGGTGTAGCCTTTTTGCTTCAGAGCTTGTCATCGTTATTAGGTTATGGAGGTAGTGATCAGGACTAGGCAGTAGTGGAGTCATATTACCGGATCAATGGATCAGCCATACTTCTTACCCTTACGTGGGCGTGTACGGTTAGCCTTAGGAGACTCTAACTTACCTTTATTAGGACCTGTATGGGAAGCATCCATACCATCCCCGTTACCATAAGTACCAAGCTTACGGTTTAACTTATTGGCATTAGTACGGATCTTGAGACCTTCCTTAGTCTTATTGTACTTAGCCTGTTGCTCAAGGCGCTTAGCCTTTGCCTCAGGATTAGCCTTATAGTATTTAGATGTGCGACTTGCCATACAACCTCTTTTGGATAAGTTCAGGGTCTACCTTAGGCATGATGGTAGCTAGTTTGTCAAGGGGGTTACCCTGATACGCGCAACCCGAAATGTCATTTTTAGATAGCCAATCTGTGCAGGCTTTTAAATCTGCAGTACTAGCCTCACCAGATTTAATGCGGCGAAGAAACTCTTCGGTAACTAGGTTATGTAATTCGTTAAAAGCATCTTCCGTAGCTTTCTGTTTAGGTGCCATAGTGTCCGTTAGTAAGTAAATAAGTCAAGGCTTTAGATAGTATTGTTGGGCTATCTTTTAAGTAACCAAGTCCACGGTTGCAGTTATTGCAAAGTAACCCACGAACTTCATTCGTTTCATGGTTATGATCTACTCTAAAACGTTCTCCGGGACCTCCAGGGGTATCTGTACCACAAATAGAGCAAAGGCCATTCTGCTGTTCGTAGAGTAAATCGTAATCCTTTAAAGTAATACCGTACTGAGTTCGGTACTTCCAAGTTCTTGCTCTTTGAGAATCACGAGCTTGCTGGTTTCTGCATTCCTTACAAGTGTTACGTTTACTCTCAAATTTGTCCAACTCTTTTTCTATCCCGCATTTAATGCAGGTTTTCTTAGCCATTTCTCAATACAATCTGGTCCAGCTTGTTCTCGATTCTGATCATGTGATCCTCCATCTTTTGTAAGGCGTTAGCTAGCTCTTGGCGAGGGACGTACTTCTCAGCAAACCTCAACTCAATGGAATCAATACGTTTGTCTAATTGATCCATACGTGTGTTCGATTTACTATTAATAGCTGCAATACCGCCACCTATCCCAATCACCAGAGAAGCAACACCTGTGATAACCGCTTCAATCATTTCTTTTGGTTGATGATGTTAATCAGTTTAGTGCTATAGTTGGGATCAGTGGCGTACCCCTCCTTGACTAAAAGTTTGCAACACTCCTCTACAGAGGTTGCTCTATTTACACCTTTATATGTCTTGTAGTCCTTGTACCAACGCTGTGTCAAATAGGAGACACACGACTGAAGATCCGGGAAGTTAATGAACCCAGCAGTAATCGTGATCCACTTACCATCGATGAACTCTTTAGTCTCATGGTCAGTACCAGAGCCCTTAAGTCCAAAGTAGTTATGTGTACCAGAGGTATGCTTACCCCATCCACTTTCTAATGCCCACTGTGCTGCTACTACTTGTGGGAACTTAGCACCTGCTACCTTAGCAGCAGTAATAACTCCCTCCCAAGTGTTAGCAACGGTAGCTACAGGTTGCGGGGTGTTGACAGGCCTGAAGGTCATGAACCAACCAGTACCACTACCCTCTACTTCCCAACGCTTAAGCCAGTTCTTCCAAGAGTAACGGACACTACTACCACCACTACCAATAGTGACATAGCCTCCGTTAACGTTATCCATCTCACCGTATGGGTCATGGAAGACACCACGTTCACTCTCATCACCAATCAATAACATCCAATGCCCACCACCCCTAGGAGCAGTAGCAGGACCTTTATGTAGGATACCAGTAGCAACTGGATAGCCAGCCTTTAGTTCATTGATCAAAGCTTGCTTAGTACCCTTTTGGTAGAAGGTAGCTAAGATACCGTACTGCTGACAAGCCTTGATGTGTGATGTATATTCAGTTGTATCTCCATACTTCAATACAGTACGGAGGTAATCATCATCGGCGTTACTACCCTTTAATGCATCAGGACGGAGATACTTGATGGCCATAGCACATGTTGAGCTAAAGCACATCCGATCCCCGTGACCTGTTGCACTATCTGTCTGGGGGTAGTACTGCTTAACTTGCAGCAGTACCATTACTACTTACCTCGGAAGGTACGACGAATCTTACGTACAGTGTCATCCTCAGTACGTGTCTTACTAAAGTAAGCAGCAGCCATAGAGATGGCTTGAGTAACGCTATTAGCCTTACGCTTCTTAGTTACACCAAGATACTCAGATGCAATAAAAAGAACAAAGAAAGCAAGTGTCTCATAGGACACCTTAATACCAAGAATAGTGATCATGGTTAGTTAAAGGTAAGGGTGTCATTACCAAAGCCACCAACAATAGAGGTAGCGGTAAAGTAAGAACCACTTGTTACACCGTCGAAGCTAATGGTGTCATCAGCTTGGGTAATGGGTTCGTCTTTTGTTGGCCAACCGCTGTAGTCAGCACTGGTTACATAAGCTGCCAACTCATCAGTAGTAGTGGTAGCTCGGATCTTTCCTTCCTTTGTACCGGAGATGTCCCGTACAGCAAGGCGGTAGAAAAGAACGTCAGCAGGAGTTGGAGTGCCTGTCTCAGCTTGACGGGTGATGTACCAGTCACTACCGGCCAACAGTGTGCCAGCGGTAGCTTTAGTCTGACCGACCCACTGCTCTACGAGTTGAGCGTGGTCCTTAGGTAGGTCTGGTCCCCAATAGAACCTTTGGTCATACCAAGGCTCATCTTCGGTCTCGGTAATACCAAGTGCTGCCCGCTCCTCAGGACTGGATAATCTCAGCCAGTTTGCTGGAAACTGAGTTCCATCTTCAGTTGTAAATGCCCGATCTGGTGAAAGGGGCTGGTTGTTAAGGATAAACATAATTAGTCTTGTTCACTAGTGGGGCGGCTTAGCGTGCGCGGGCGTATTGGAAGGGTGATTCGGCCATTGCCATGTAAATCATGGTGTTTCCACTGCCGTTGGTGTCACCATCTGTGCCTCTGCACTTGAAACCGTTAGACAAGAAATCAATCTTGTTTGCAGTTGTTGTCTGTTCGGCGTTTGAGCTGTTTGGATTGAGAAGAAGATTTGCCTCGTTATACGGGTTGCGAGAAGAATCAATAATTCGCCAGTTGGACCCAGCGAGCGAAGCATTTTTAATCAGCAGAAACTTCGGGCGGAATCCCGTATACACAAAGGGACCATCGCTCGACGCATTACCAATGAAACTGGAAATAGAAACGTACCCGGCTACTGGGGCGAAACAGTAGGCGACGTAG